AGTTCCTTGTTTGAAGTGATCGGCATTTCTACGTCTGAGAAATACATCCTCTTTTTCAGTCCACACTTCTACAAAACAACCTTCTTGATTTTTAGCTGGATTACCATGTAAGATAGTACCCTCTGGATTACCAGAAAAGGTATTAAGTACTTCTAAGTATAGTTTACCTAGAATTGTTTTCTTATATTTCTTATATGGTGTACCAGTCTGCATAGCAGAAAACACATCATATGTTACGTTGTCTTCTTTCATTATGAATTATCCTTTCCATAAACTTGTAGGGGGAAATAGGTATCAATTAAGTTACCCTCTCTCCCCCACATAAATTAAATTAGCTTAAATCACCGAGTACGTGAATACCCAAAGCATTGTCGATAATCATACCGAAACGCTGATAACATTCTAAGTGCCACATGATCGGCGTAGGCCGCATATCACTCCACAGAGGTTTCCAAGAAACATCTCCGTAAGTAATCCACTCACCAACGTTATGACCAATAACTAGAATTTTCTCGGTAGACAATTGCGTATTATAATCAACGATATTATCCCATGATTGCTCTAAATGAACTAGAGGCGCACCATAGTATTTACCGAGTTTACCATCACTCATTACTTTTTCAAGTTGTGAGTCAACACCAGACCACTGAGCATCTGTACCAATAGTGCCGCCATCGTTCCAGAAAGCACCAAACTTAGTGATAGGTGACATAGCTGACCGAACACCGACTACAGCTTTAACTCCACCAGCAGTTTGATTGATATTATCAATCGCATCTTCTAGTGCAGCAGCAGTAATAGTTCCACCAACGGAAGTATAGTTATCAGGAGTATTTCCTGCTGTCCATACAGTCGTCAATGCGGTGAAAACTTTGTTCATGTAAAAATCACGTAGCTTAAGAATCATTTCCTGACGGATTTCATCTACAGTACCAATGTGACCATTTTTCATATCCCAATCATTCCAATGAACGCCAAGGTCTGCACCATCAAGAATATAGTTCATTCTTTCTTCTACAGTAATTTCGTTCTTCATGTGGATAGAACCAGGAACTAAAGTTTGTACTTCAATACCCTTGCGAACTTTCTTAACTAAAGTTTCGCCTTCTTTCATTTGGCGAGTATTTAGAAGCATACTAATAAAATCTACAGCAATGTGATTTGGCTTAATATACTCAATAAGAAAATTCCCAATCCTGCCAGCATCTTGAGTTTCAAACAATGCGGCAACCATTTCTTTAAGTTCTTTATTTTCCATTTGTATTAATCCTCCTAAGAATTATATATAACTATTATGGTTGAGAAGTACGGAAAGTTAATTCTTGAGTATCAGAATTATACCGTTCAACAATAGCTACTCCAGCAGTTGCAGAATACTTAAGCTTACCAGCCGACCCTGCGCCATCATCATTAGTATTTGCCACAACCAATTCTGTACCAGGGGTAACTAAGTTAGCGGTGTAAATGAAAGCACCAGAAGGTACTGTGAATACGCCACCAGCAAAAGCTAAACCAAGTGTGCCAGATGGAAGGGTTTGACCAATCATATTAGCAGGATGAGTCAGATATACTTTAGCAGTAAAGGGAACATTAGCCGCAGATTCAAAACCCATGCGAGTCGCCCATGCTAAAGCGGGGGTTGGTTCATAGATAGGCAATAGAGAATTATCTAAAGCGAATCCAAGAACATAAAAAGCTCGACCAGATTCGGTAGAGTTATCAGGGAGTTTCACACCCTTAAGGTCAGACCAGCTACCAAAATCATGATCCCAACTATGAGAAGTGAATAGAACCATACGACCTTCAACAATGTCTTCGGTTACAACTACACCCTCAATATCAACATATTTACGGATTTCCATTATTTCCTCCTGGAGCTTTCTTTTGTTTCTTTTCAGATGCAGTTTTTTCTTCACCTTCATCTGTTTTTCCAAAAGCTACCAACTCTTGCAACATAAAGTCTACAGCACCATCATCTAGTGCCAAAAGCGTATCACCATTAGTTACAAAATATTCCTCTTCTTTCTTGATACCAGCTTCCATGAACTTAGCTTTCAGTGAAGAAAGTTTTTCTTCTCGTTCACGCTTGGCATCAATTTCCTGCTTAAACTCTCGCAGTTCCTTAACCTCGTTCTTCAGTTCTTCCCATCCAGAAATAGAACTTTTAATTTCTGACAGCTCTTTCTTCAAGGAATCTCGTTCACCAGTAACATCTTCGAGGTCTTTTTCCAATTTTTCTAATTTGTCCAAGATTTCATCCTCCATTTTCTTTTTAGCCGCCATTTCTAAAATTAGTAGCGGCTCTCAGTGAAGCGTTTTCTACTTCTACGCCTCCGTCTTCGGTTTCCTTTTCAAATGCGGCAAGTTCCCAAGAAAGATTTATAGGCTCCCCCTCCTCAAATTTTTCTTTTAACATAGCAACATCTTCTGGACGTTCTTTAGTCCAAAAAGCCGCTAATCCTACAATCTTATTTTTAATCTTTTTTAGATTAGTAATAACACCGATTGGAAAAGCATCTTCGTGATCTTCTTCAATAGTGTCATAAGCCATTTTAATTGGCATATATATGCCAGACTTAATAATATTGTCGAACTCACTTTGGGGCACAGTAACCCCATTTTTATTCGGCTTGTCATCTGTCAAAATAAACTTTGCCATTGTGACCATTGGATTTTTTATGACAAATGATGCCATTTCTTCTTTAAAGTCTTCCTCAGAAGAATCTACACCCTTTAATATTAATTCTACCACATTATCGTCAAGTTTGATAAAATCTGACATTTTTACTCACCTTTCTCTTCTTTTTTACTAGTATCATCTTCTTTTTTCTTATCCCCATCACCATTACCTTGATTTTCTGATTGTGGTGAAAATGGTAAATCGGAAAAAGAGGGAAGTCCTAGTTCTTCTACTAAATCTTCATCTTCTTTTTTCTGTTTAAGTTGTTCATTTAAATCATAACCTAGTGCTTCAGCATAAGCTGTTCTAGATAGATTACCACTATTATACAATTCAACCAATGCGGTAGTAAATTCATCAAAATTATGTAAGTTAATAGACTCGAATCTAATATTTCCTGGTAGTCTTGGAATACTATTGTATTCTAGAGTATCAAGAATAATATTTTCAGCTATATGAATTAATTTTTGTCTGATTTTCTCCATTGTATTTATTGGAGAGAGTACCGCATAGCTTGGGTCTGATGTACCACTTCTTTCAGTTTCACCAGTAATTAAAATTCTAGGAAAACCAAAAGCATAGATAATATCTTGATTTACACTCTTGTATTTTACATCATCTAAGAGAGCTTTTGTATCAGGAAATACCCATTCAATATCAGTAGTATGGTTGGTAAATAGCTGGAAAATTCTTTCAATATCTTTTCCAGCAGAATCCCTATGGCGCATTTGACTTCTAATATCATTAAAAGCATCTTCATCATCCTCCGTTACTGGATACTCGTCATTACCCAATTTTATTAGCTGAATTGCGCTAATAACTCTTGATGCAATAGAATAGTCCATTCGTCTGATGTTTCTTTTATGCTTTAAAGCTTCTAATGCAGGATACATATAGGGAATTGGGTAAGGAGAGTTTGATAAATATCTTGATCTGATAATATTCTTATCATCTTCAATTTTAATATAATAATCATCCCTCTTTACTGCCATTACTATCTCTGGATAAGTAGTAGCTAATTCCCGATAAAGCTCTTCATCAGAAGTACCATCTGGATACCTGCCCTTAGTTTTTATAAAGAATATAGTTTCACTAGGTATCTCTACAAAATAGGAAGGTTTATCTGTTAAAAAGGTACTATTGATTTTAATAGTTGCTGAATCTCTTACCCACATTGTTATAGGTAAAGTCAGAGAAGGAAATCTCTTAATTCGCAATCTTTGTAAATCTCGTTTATTAGCTGTATAAAATTCATACTCTGGTACTACTAGTCCAGATACTAGATACTCTAAAGCGCATACTTCCATAAATTCATTTATTGATGGTAGTAATGCGTCAATTATTCTTTGTTCATTATCTGTCAGTGTTCCTTGATCTACGATTAATTTTGTAATACCAATATCAACTATTTTATTCATAGTTGTACTAGCTAAAGGATCACGCTTATAGAAGAATCTACTTTCATCAACTACACTTCTATAATCTTTTAATTTATAAGTATCTAGCTTATCGTACTCATCTGAAGTCCAAGGATTTGCATAATCATAGCCTGGAGCTATAAATGAAGCATAATGTTTAAATTTCTTTTTCACATTTTCTTCTTCTGTCATTAGTTATACCACCTTGTTCTAAAAAGTTTAGGTTTCTTTGCTCTTGTAAATATTGATTCATTTTCTAAATAATATGCCAGTACAGCACACAACATTGCGGCAGTAAAGTGATCTTGCCCCCTTTGTCCTCCCTTTGGTGTTAGTGTTTTGTATGAAATATCTCCCGTAGTGGGATTTTTAGCAAATGTCATTCTTTCTAATTCTGATATTAAATCTGGATCAGTAGATGAATAAATTATTCTGTGTGAATTAGAGTAATCTTGTAAAATAGAGACTGATAATGGTTTTACTTTAGATTTAATATCTGTACCATCAGAATCCATTCCAATAACAATAGAGGCACTAAAATTAATTGGTATTACTCTTTTATGGAAATCTTTATGAGCAAAATCCGTAGACTCTCTTAGTCTGTGAATTACTGCTTTACCAGAACTTCCCTCATCAATTCCTATCAATCCAGGTTTAAATTTAGTATCTATCATATCTATTACTCTATCTTGGACATTATAAGATACTTTATTTAGTTGTACTCTGGCATGAATTTTCATTCTTGTATATCCTAAGTCTACTCCTATTAGAACTCCAGCTACAGTCTTAGGTAAACTTGGAATTAGAGAAACCTTTTCAAAATACTTTACCAAGTCGCTTCTTAGCTCTATACCATTTATTGTTAGCTTATATGTAGGGTAAGAATCAAATTCAAATAGTCGTCTATCAAATACAGAAAAGATTGGTGAACCATGCTGTCCTAAAATAAAGTGAGCAAAATCTTCACTTTCTCTACCACCATATTGTTTTATAGCACGTATTTCATCTTCTTCAAAGAATCTAGGATTTTCATACGCAGATGTTCTATGTTTAGTATATGAATCATTTTCCGCATCTGTATGATAAAGAACATTATTTTCCCTTAGTCCGGTAGGAACACCTGATGTAATTATTCTATATCCCTTTTGCCAAGTATTCATAACAGGCTGTAGCTCTAGCCAAGTACCCCAAGGATAATAACCAGCCTCATCCAAAATAATAAATGGAGTATGCAAACCAATAACATTAATACCATCACCACTTTGACCGGCTATCCTACAAATTAATGATGTTCCATTTAATAATTTAATTGAGTGTGTAGAACTATTAATCCCTTTACGCTGTTCTACCCAATTTTTTAATAGTGTATTTGTTCTAAATAGTCTTACTAGATTAGTCCATACAGGTTCTAGTTGAGATTTATTTGGAACGGTGTAAACTATATAATCACCAGGAAAAACTTTATTTATTAATGCCCAAATTAAGATAAAAGATAAACTAAAAGTCTTTCCTACCGCACGAGCGCAACAGATAGATACATGACTATCAAAATCACATACATATTCTTTCTGATAAGGATCAAATTCTAACTCTTCTTCGTAAGCTAATCTATCTACATTAGCTAAAAATTCACCACATAGAACTGGATGTCTTAATATCTCATATAGAATTAGTTCTTCTTGTGTAGTTTTTTCAGTAATAGCCATTTAAAATTCTGGAACATCTTCTATATTTTTATTTCTGTGTCCAATCAGTTCTTTAGAAGTGGCTATTACTTTTTCTTTGCACAAATCTCCGTTATCTAATGTACGATTACAAACCAGTCTAATAGTATTTTTAGATTCTTCTGGATATAAAAACCATATTGTACTTAATAACATTTTACATTTAGGACAATAAATATAACTCATCCTAGATTCGTAAAATTCACTAGCTTTTATTTTTAAATTTTCTAAATAGCTCCTAACTGATTCTTCATTTCCACTTTTACGAATCTTTCTCGTAATCATTAAACTATCCTGATACTTAATAATATCAGAACGAAGATCAGAAGCCATCTTATTTAACTTATCCATCAATGTTAG